CGTGGGCGATCCTCGTGCTCAAGGTGCTTGAGCGGGGCCAGCATGGGTGCAGAGCCGGGGGTTTTCTTGTCGGCTGGAGCGCCGATGGTCATCAGCCACAGCACCGGGGGGACTTTGAAGTCTTTGATAAGCTCAAGTCGGGTGCGAGCATCGACCACACCACAGACAGCGGCCAAGCCTGCGAACAGGGGCACAAGGGGATCACAGCCCACGGTCTGACCGACTTCCTCGGCACGGCGAGCGATGACAGCAGGCCACAGGGATACATCCATCATCGGTGGCCGTGGCCGCAGGTCAACGATGACCGACTTTGGGTCGGCGGGAGCCTCCACAGCGGAGAACATACTGCTAATGTCGGGCATGGGCCGAGTCCATCCGTATTGTTTGGCAATGTGGAACAAGCTGCCCAGCTTGACAGCCGTGGCCTTGTCGTTCTTGAAGCTGGCCCACTGGGTAGCGATCTCCCTCTCACCGGGGTACTTGGCCGAGGGGATCGACCAGTCGTTCCATAGGGTCAGGGCCGACTCAAGCTGATCGGTTTGCTCACCTGCCCACTTGAGCGCCATGCCCACGGTGACCCACTCCTCTCGGGAGCAGTTGGGGCTGATAGTCTCAAGGGCTGATCGAATGTCAGTCCATGACGCATCGACCGCATCACCTGTGCCAATGGTGCGGGTGTTGTCTTCAGAGAGCATCAACTGCCACAAGTCGAGCAGGGGCTGGGGCAGAGGGGGTAAGCGTGTCCAGTGGCCCTTACCTGCCCAGCGGTAGGGCTGGAGCGTGGCCGGGTGGATGCTTGGGGGCATGACATCTTGCACCGTGAGGCCGTTGGCCGTGGCGCAGCGTAGCTCGTAGGCGGTCACCCCGTTGATGGTGATCTTTTTGGACGGCAGCGCTAGCCCGAAGGGCATCTGGTACAACAATTTGCCGTGACCAGCCCTGCCCGAGTCCACGATGACAGCATCGTTTGCATCATACAACGCCTGAAGGTCGATGCCGTGGGCACTGAGCGCAGCGGTGGTCGTGTCCCACTCGTCAATGTCCAAGGCCATCGTGCCAGAGTAGGCGTGGGCCAAGCCGATGCCGTAGCCACTGGGCAGGTCGGCTTGCGACTTGAGGGCGTTGGTCTTGACGTTCCAGCCGGGTGTGCGTGGGCCTTTGGTGCCTGAAGGGATGGGCACAAGTGACCAGCCGTGTCTGATATAGGCATCAATGGACGCCGGGTGTGCTTGCACTGTGGGGATTGCTGTCATAAAATGTGTCCGCTGGTGAATGCAGTTGCCAGTGTGTCTTTCATGTATTTTTCTCCGTTTGAAGCCCCGGTCTAACCACCGGGGCTTTTTATTTCAAAATATTTTTCAAAACCGTTGCACAATCGTATCACAGTCTGCTACACTTGCGTCAACGGTCAAGGAAATTATTTATGACACACCCACCAAAATCTGCGTTTATGACTGTCCGAGTGACAGACAAGACGCGCACCAAGTTTCATGAGAAAGCACGAAAGATCGGAACCCCGAGCGAAGTGCATCGTGAAATCGTCGAGGCGTTCGTTGAAGACCGCCTCACAATTCAACCCCCTGTAACCCGTAATCTGGAGAAACTTTATGTCACTGGAAAATAAAATCGAAGCCCTCACTGCTGCTGTGGTCGCCCTGACTGCCAAGCTGGAGTCGAGCAATGTAGCAGCACCTGCACCTGTTGCACCAGCACCCGCCCCTGTGGTACAAGCTGCCCCTGTGGTGACCGCCCCTTTGGCCCAAGCTGCTCCTGTGGCAGCGCCTGTTATGCCTGCACCACCCATATTCGTGGCTCCAGCAGCGAACCCATTGCCTACTGCAACAGCGACTACTACAACGAGTAACGCACCGTTCACTGATGGCAAAGGTTTGATTGACTATGTGATGGCCTCGTACAAGGCACTCGGCGCTGCCAAGGGCGCACAGATTCAAGGCGTGCTGGTGGGTCTGGGTTACCAGAACATCAACGATGTGAAGCCCGAGCACTACGGTCAGTTGTTCGCTGGTGTTGAGGCACTCAAGTGAGCACCCACGTAAACACAGGTGGGCCAGCGTTTCCACTGCACAACCACGGGGCGCAAACGCTTGGCTTGCATCTCTCTGGCATGACCCTGCGCGACTACTTTGCGGCCAAGGCGATGCAGGCGCTGGCGTCATCTCCGCACGCTACAAAGGAGTGGATTAACACGCACCTAGCAGACAGCGCATGGGCTATAGCCGATGCCATGTTGGAAGCGAGGGGCGCATGAGCACCCACGCCCAACTGTCCCCCTCAAAGCGCAACCGTTGGGCCTTGTGCCCCGGTAGCATTCGAGAGGAGGCCAAGTACCCCGAGCAAGACAGCGGCCCTGCTGCCAAGGACGGGACACATTCGCACACGCTGCTTGAGCACTGCATCACAACTGGCAAAAGCCCTGATCAATTTGTGTTTGACACATTGAAAGATCACGATGGCTCGTTCATCGTTGACGCTGACCGTGCGGCCCGTGTGCAGACTGCCCTTGACTACATCGCCAAGCGCGTGGCCGAGGAGTCCACACCGTTCCTGATCCCCAAGGTCATCAGCGAGACTCGTGTTGACCCCGCGCACCTGCTCGGTCGTGACGACTTGTCAGGCACTGTGGACGTGCAGATTCAAGGGTACGACACCCTTGAGTTGATCGACTACAAAGACGGCATGGGGATTGTTAGCGCCGAAGGCAACTTGCAGCTTGAACAATATGCCTATGGTGTATTGGCTGGCTACAAGTTGCCCGTTAACGGTGACTACCCGTTCAAGACTGTTCGCATGACGATCATTCAGCCCAAGCTCGCCCTGCGTGGCATGGCACCCATCACATCGCATGATGTGTCGGTGCGTGACCTGCTGGCAAACATGGGTACAATCATCTTGCAAGCTGCTGCAACTGACAAACCAGATGCACCACTTGTACCGGGTGAAAGTCAATGTAAATTCTGCCGTGCCAAGGGTTCATGCTCTGCGCTGGCAAGTAACGTAATGAAAGAGGTGGGAATCATGTTCCAGCCAGTTGTAACGCAAACACTCGATGTCGCACAGCAAAGTGCCGATAAAGATCCGTCCACGATGGACGATGCCCAGATCGCTCAGATCATGGAAGCTGCTCCCCTGATGCGCCAGTTGCTCGAAGGTGTCGAAGCCGAAGCACTGCGCCGCCTGCAAGCTGGTCAGACCATCCCCGGCATCAAGCTGGTCAATGGTCGTGGCTCTCGTGCATGGGCGCTACCCGAAGCCGAGATGGCCGACAAGCTCGTGAAGATGGGCATCCCCAAGACCGCGATCTATGAGACCAAACTCGTGTCTCCCGCCAAGGCTGAGAAGCTGACATGGGAGAAGAAGGACGGCTCCAAGGTCACCCTGACTGATCGCCAACTCAAGCGCATGGAGCAAGAGTACGTGGTCAAGATGGCTGGCAAGCTCACCGTCGCCCCTGAATCTGACAGCCGCCCCGCTGTCATCACCAACGCTGCGCCGCTGTTTAGCGCAGTTCAGGCAGCACCCGCTGCCGAATCCCTGCCCTCGTGGCTTTCGTAAATCAATGGAGTAATCGTTATGTCCGACATCATTTTTCTGTCCAATGTCCGTTTGTCTTTTCCCCACCTCGCAGAACCCCAGAAGCAAGTGAACGAGGCCACGGGTGCCACTCGCATCAGCTACAACGCTGAGTTCTTGATGCCGCAGGATCACCCCGGCTTCGCTCAATTCATGGCACGTTATGGCGCTATTGCATTGGAGAAGTGGAAAGAGCACGCTCAAGCCGTTATGCAAATGATTCAGAACGACCGCAAGACCCGCTGCTTTGGTCGTGGTGAGGAAAAGATTAGCCGTAAAACCATGCAACCTTACGATGGTTACGCTGGCAACATCTACATCACCGCTGGCCGCGACACCGCGCCGCAGATGATCCAAGCAGACGGCACACCCGTCGATCCTGCCAACACGATGGCCTACCAGCAGTTGGCTCGCAAAATGTACGGCGGTTGCCGAGTCAACGCTGCTGTCAAGCCTTGGCCTCAAGACAACAAAGTTGGCCGTGGCATCCGCTGCGACCTGATCGCTGTCCAGTTCGCAGGTGATGACACACCGTTTGGCGAAGGTGCTACCGATGCGTCTGGTTTGTTTGGCGCTGTGCAGCAAGCCGCAGCCATGTCGGGAGCTGTCTTCCCATCGGCTGGTCAACAGACTGCGATGCCTGCTGCACCGTTTGCACAACCGGGCCTGCCTTCTTTCTTGGGCGGTCAGTAACTGAATCGGGGCCGCTGCCTCTGGGGTTTCTCGGAGGACCGGCCAGCGGCCCCACCTATTTGAGTAATTTGTAATGTCAAAGCAAAAACTCCTGATCTCGTTTAGCGGTGGTCGTACTTCTGGTTACATGACCAAGCACATCATCGACAACTACTCGGATAAGTACGACATCAAGGTTGTGTTTGCGAACACTGGTTTTGAAAACGAACAAACCCTTGAGTTTGTATTCCGGTGCGATGTGTTTTTTAACTTCAACACCGTATGGATTGAAGCTGTGACTAACCCTGAGAAGAATCAAGGTATTCGGCACAGAGAGGTGACGTTTTTTACTGCTTCGCGCAACGGTGAACCGTTTGAACAAATGATTCAAAAGTACGGCATCACCAATCAGCAAGCCCCTCAATGCACCCGTAATTTAAAACGATACCCCATTGAGTCGTACATGCGAGAGATCGGGTGGAACAAGTGGGACTATGAGTTGGCAATCGGAATCCGCACTGATGAAGTGCGCCGAGTAAAAGATGACAAAACCCGCAGGGTTGTTTACCCATTGGTCGATTGGTTTCCGTCCGACAAACAAGATGTTCTTGACTGGTGGGAAGACCAGCAGTTCGATCTTCAATTGCAAGAGCATCAGGGTAACTGCAAAACGTGCTGGAAAAAGAGCTTTAAGAAACTCATACAACTTCACCAAGAAGACCCAAGGCAGTTTGATTTCTTTGAGCGTATGGAGCAGCAATACGGTCGCGTGGGTGCTGAGTTCCAAAAATATGACGATGCTTTGGATCGCGTGTTCTTCCGTGGCCGCACTAGTGTGCCGATGCTTCGTAAGATGGCAGAAGAATCAACCGTGCGCTTGGCGCCAACAATTGACATGTATGCGGACGGCGGTTGTTCGGAATCATGCGAACTCTACGAAACGATGGTTGATGATGAACAATGACTATGTATACGACATCGAAACCTACCCCAACGTCTTCACGCTGGCGGTGGAGCATGCAGAGGCGCCGCTACGCTGGTCTTTTGAAATCAGTAGCCAGCGTAACGACTCCAAAGAAATCATTGAGTTTCTACGCTATCTCTCGGATACGAAAGCCCGAATGGTCGGGTACAACAACTTGGGGTTCGACTACCCCGTCTTGCATACGCTGATGCAAATGGGCCACAGCGATGCCCAGACCCTGTACAACAAAGCAATGGCAATCATCACCGCACAAGATGGTGACGAGAGCCGTTGGATGCACCAAGTCAAACCGACAGACAGGCTGGTCGAGCAGATCGACCTGTTCAAGATTCACCACTTTGACAACAAGGCTCGGGCCACCAGTCTCAAGGTGCTGGAGTTCAACATGCGCTCCGACAGCATCGAGGACTTGCCGTTTCCCGTGGGCACCATGCTCAACGCCGAACAGATCGAAGTGCTTAAGCAGTACAACGCGCACGATGTGGCGCAGACCAAGGTGTTCTACCAGCACACCACCGACATGATCGCCTTCCGCGAGAAGATGTGCGCCATGTACCCCGGCAAGGACTGGCTCAACTTCAACGACACCAAGATTGGCAAGGAGTTCTTCGCGCTCAAGCTCGAAGAAGCCGGTGTTGCCCTGTATGACTTTGGCCCCAAGGGTCGCACACCACGGCAGACCAAACGCCCGGTGATCCAGTTAAAGGACGCCATCTTGCCGTGGATCGCGTTTGAGAATGCCGAGTTGACCCGAGTGCTCAACTGGCTCAAAGACCAAACGATCACTGAAACTAAGGGCGTGTTTGAGGATGTCATCGCCCGAGTCAACGGGTTTGATTTTGTCTTTGGTCTTGGCGGTATCCACGGCTCGGTGGAGTCTGAGGTGATCGAGTCCGATGACGAGTTTGTCATCGTTGACCTTGACGTTGCCTCGTACTACCCGAACTTAGCGATTGCCAATGGCTTTTACCCTGCTCACTTGGGCCAGTCGTTTTGCCACATCTACAAGAACCTGTACGAGCAGCGCAAGTCGTACCCCAAAAAGTCCGCTGAGAGCGCCATGCTCAAGCTGGCGCTCAACGGTGTCTATGGTGACAGCAACAACCAGTTCTCTGTGTTCTACGACCCGCTGTACACCATGACCATCACGCTCAACGGTCAGCTACTGCTGTGCGTGTTGGCCGAGGGGTTGATGCATATCGACGGCCTCAAGCTGATCCAAGTGAACACTGATGGCCTGACGGTGCGAGTGCCACGGGCCAACAAGTGGCTGGTGGACACGGCTCGGGCAGCATGGGAGTCGCGCACCAAGCTCACTCTTGAGGAGGCGGTCTACAAAAGAATGTGGATTTTGAATGTGAATAACTACCTTGCGGAGTACGACGAATGATTACCCAAAAGCAACTAAAACATATTTGCAATTACAACCCTGACACTGGAGAGTTCACACGCATCCGAAAAAAATCTTGGACTGGTAATGAATACGAGTGTAAGAGTTTGCCGAACCCAAATGGTGACGGTTGGGGTTATCTACAAATGAACATTGACAAAACTGTGTACAAGGTTCACAGGTTGATATTTTTATACATGACTGGTGAATTTCCCAAGTGTGATGTAGATCATGTGAATGGGGATAGAACTGACAACCGTTGGGAAAATTTAAGACTAGTTTCCCGGCAAGAGAATTTACGAAACATGGGGCTTCGTCAGTCAAATACCTCCGGCGTTTGCGGCGTCTCTTACAGTCGTTTAAAAAATTCTTGGCACGCATACATTGGTACAGGAAATAAACGAACCCACATTGGATATTTCAAGCAAAAAGAAGACGCAATTAAGGCTCGGGTTGAAGCTGAACGTAAACACGAATACCACGTTAATCACGGAAAGAGGGATGTATGGGTCGCATAAAAAGAAAAGGATGTTTTGAGTACGACATGGACTGGAGCCAAAACCACGGTGGCTTGGTGATTGCCAAGGTGGCCGAGAAGGTGCTAGTCGAGGGTGCGCCTATCCGCGAGACTATTGAGAACTGGCCCGACATCATGGATTTCATGCTGCGTACCAAGGTGCCCCGGTCGAGTCGCTTGGCAATCGAGCGTGACGGGGTGACCACAGCGTTGCAGAACATCACGCGCTACTACATCGCCAAGGGTGGTGGACACCTGTTCAAG